CTACAACCAGCATTGTGCTGACCGTAGCAATAACTAGGATTCAATTATGCAAATTGCATACGAAGCAAGTGTGTTCACCGCCGCTGGATGGCGGTCTGTGACGATTACCGCGTCGGCTGAGAAAATCAGCGCGGGAATGGCGGCTGTTAAGTCAGTAATTGCAATCGACGGCGAAAAGCCCGTCGGTTACACGTCAAGGACTGGCGCTAACCGTCAAAAATATAACGCCGCTGGCATTGCGGCTCGTGAAGTCGGAAAGCGTAAGCGCATTAGCGCGTGCGTTGTGGAGGTTGAATAATGGCGATCCAATTAAAGCGAACCGACGGCCTTAGCGCCAACGGTGTAAAAATGTTGGTTTATGGCGCTTCTGGCGCCGGAAAAACAACCAGCATCGCCACCTTACCATCGCCGGTTATTTTATCGGCCGAAGGCGGGTTGCTGTCTCTTTCTGGCGCCGACATTCCGTTTATTGAAATCACTTCAATGGCGGATTTGATGGAAGCCTACACATGGCTTACCACATCATCTGAGGCCAGCGACTTTGAATCGGTGGCGCTAGACAGCATTTCGGAAATTGGGGAAGTGTGCCTCAACACGGAAAAGAAGGCCACCAAGGACCCGCGTCAGGCTTATGGCGCGATGCAAGAGCAAATGACTGACCTGATTAGGGCATTTCGTGATTTGCCTGGCAAGCATGTCTTGATGACCGCCAAGGTTGAGAAAAGCCAAGATGAGATGGGGCGCATGCTGTATGCGCCATCAATGCCAGGTCAGAAATTAGGGCAACAACTGCCTTACTTTTTCGACGAAGTGCTGGCGCTCAGGGTTGAGCGCGACGCGGACGGAAACACGCAACGCGCCTTCATGTGCGATTCGGACGGCATGTGGACGGCTAAAGATCGTTCGGGCCGTCTTGAAGCTTGGGAAGCGCCCAACTTGAACGACATCATAACCAAGATAGGTGGGAAATGAGTATAGAAAAACTGAGCCAAGAATGGCTCATCGCTAAGGCATCAGAGAAATCGGCGACGCAAAAGCGCCGGGCGATTGAAGATGATTTGGCGAAAGCCATGAAAATACAGGAGGATGAGGAGGGAACCGTAACGCACAAGGAAGGCATTATAGTTATTAAGGCGGTTTGCAGGATGAACCGCAAAATAGATGACGAGCGCCTTCTTGAGATCGCCGCCGAGCATGGCTTGGCGGATCATCTTGCTACGCTGTTCAGGTGGAAGCCTGAACTCTCAATGACGGCATGGAAGGCCGCTGACCACACCATAACCGATCCCCTGCTGGATGCTATTACAACCACACCAGGGCGTCCCAGTTTTACCATTACAATTAAGGAGTAGAGCCATGTTACTTGATGAATCTTTTGACCTTGACAGCTTACCAATCAGTCAACCATCATTTGAGCCGCTTCCGGCGGGTTGGTATATGGCTTCCATAAATTCGGCTGAAATTAGGCCGACAAAATCAGGCGGTAAGATGATTGCGCTCAAGTACGAAGTGCTTGGGCCGACACACGTTGGCCGTTTCGTGTTCGGCAACATAAACATACGCAACGCAAACCCAAAGGCCGAGGAAATCGGACGACAGCAACTTGGTGACATTATGCGGGCAATCGGTTTGTCACGACTCAGTGATACTGATGATTTCATCGGCGGTAAACTGAGCATTAAGGTTCAGGTTACGCAATCTGATCAATACGGGCCTGGCAACGACATTCGTGGTTGGAAAGCCATTGAGGGTAGTTTGATACCACGTCCAACTATGCCGACCAGTGCGCCGTCAACGCCATCAAGTGCTGGCGCTCCGCCTTGGGCAAAGAAATAACATAATCAACATAGCCAAGGATGGCTTTATATAGGGTGCGAACATGCAATACGATGATTTTATTGCGTCAAAAAAGAAGATGGAATTGTCAACAGGACATAATCCAGATTTATTAAATGAGCATTTATTTGATTTTCAACATGCCATTGTGACATGGGCATGTCGTCGTGGACGTGCGGCGATATTTGCCGATACTGGTCTGGGTAAAACCCTGATGCAACTATCATGGGCTGATGATGTTTTGCGTCATACACAACAATCCGTATTGATTTTAGCGCCGCTGGCCGTGTCAGATCAAACCATAAGACAAGGTGAACAGTTTGGTATTGAAGTACAGAAATACAACGGACAAAGTGAACCAGGCATTTATATCACTAACTATGAGCGCATGGATGATGCTTTTGAACAAGAATGGATGGGTGTTGTGCTGGATGAATCCAGCATCTTAAAAGCCCATGATGGTAAAACCAGAACAAGGCTGATTGAAAATTGCCAAGGCATACCTTACCGATTATCTTGCACTGCTACACCGAGTCCTAATGATTTTGAGGAATTGGGCAATCAATGTGAGTTTTTGGGAATCATGACTCGCGTAGAAATGCTTGCAACGTATTTTGTAAACGATGCCGGTGACACTGGAACTTGGCGATTAAAAGGCTGGGGCGCTTCAAAGTTTTGGGAGTGGATGGGATCGTGGTCTGTTGTGATTCGCAATCCTTCTGACATTGGATTTGATGGCAGCAAATACAATTTACCGGAACCCGTATATTTTGAGCATGTTGTTGACTGTGAAAGCGATGGCGATTTGTTTTCAAAGCAAGCTATGACGCTTACAGAACGTCGCAGAGCGCAAAGATTAAGCATTGAAGCAAGATGCCAAGCATTAGCTGATATTGTTAACAAGGAACCAGATGAGCCCTGGTTGATTTGGACTCATCTCAATGACGAGGCTGAACTATTGCAATCTTTGATTGCAGGGTCAGTAAATGTGCAGGGTAGCGATAAACCTGAAACAAAAACCAAAAACATGTTAGCGTTTTCAGATGGTTCGTTAAAATGCTTGATTAGCAAGCCATCTATTTGCGGTTTTGGTATGAATTGGCAACATTGCGCCAGAATAGGATTTGTTGGATTGTCTGATTCGTTCGAGAAATTCTATCAAGCCGTTCGCAGATGTTATCGTTTTGGACAGACAAGAAATGTGCATGTTTACATGATAACCGCAGAAAGCGAAGGCCAAGTATTAGCAAATATCAAAAGAAAAGAAAAACAACATCACGAAATGAGTGAATCAATGATTGAACACATGAGGGACATTATGAATAACGAATTAAGCGGAACCGTAACGATAACAGAAGAATACCGAGAAGATGTAATGAAAACTGATCGTTTTGAAGTGCGACTTGGGGATTGCGTCAAAATTGCCAGAACTATTGCAAATGAATCCATTGACTATTCTGTTTTTTCCCCACCTTTTGCTGATTTGTTTGTGTATTCAAATTCAGATCATGACATGGGAAATTGTAAAGATGACAATCAATTTATATTGCAAATGTCTTATTTGATTGAGGATTTATACAGAATAATTAAGCCAGGACGTAATGTTTCGTTTCATTGCATGAATTTGCCTACTACAAAAATGCGCCAAGGATTTATTGGCTTGCGTGATTTTCGCGGTGACTTGATTCGAGCATTTCAGAAAGTTGGGTTTATCTATCATTCAGAAGTGTGCATTTGGAAAGATCCAGTTGTCGCCATGCAACGCACCAAAGCGTTAGGCTTGTTGCACAAAACCATAAGAGAAAATAGCAGCATGTCTCGCAATGGATTACCTGACTATGTTGTCACAATGCGTAAGCCTGGCGAAGCTGAACCCAGGGTAAAACATGGTGAGGATTTGCCGGTTCATTTGTGGCAAAAATACGCCAGCCCAATTTGGGATGACATTAACCAATCACGCACCTTAAACAAATTGCCTGCTAGGGGAGAAAATGACGAAAAGCACATGTGCCCCTTACAGCTTGACGTGATAGAAAGATGTATACACTTATGGACTAACCCTAATGATTTGGTGTTTTCGCCTTTTACGGGTATTGGCAGTGAGGGATATTGCGCTGTCAAAATGGGCCGCCGTTTTGTTGGCTCAGAATTGAAGCCTCAATATTGGGAACTGGCATGCGCTAACATCAATGAAGCATTGAACGGACAGCAAGAGGAATTATTCTAATGCAA